CAATCTCCTTTGCCATAACCTCAACAGCAGATGGTAATGTTTCCATTTCTACCATTTCAATTATTTCTTCAGCAAAAATTTCTTCTGTAAAACTTATTTCTTCTTTAAAATATAATTCTTCTATTTCGTTAAATACTTCAGCAGTTAATTCTTCTAATACTTCTTCAATATTAGTTAATGCTGTAGATGCCTGTGCAGATAACACAGTATCATCATAAGTCATGGTAACTGAGATATTATCTAAGTTAGCTCCGCCTAAAGTAGATGGTGCATTTGCATCAACACCACTTATGTTTAAATTACCAATATTAGAATTTTGACCTGTGTATATTAATTGATCTGTAAAGTTAGCTCCATTAATAC